AGTTAGAGGGGGATTACTGCATGACTTGCTACAAAGACATGATCCGCAAGTTCTGCCAGCCGGTGACTCCGGTATGAGCGCCCCCACCCTGAACGAGAGCGCCCCCATACGCGAGGGGGACAAGTGAACCCGTGGCCCGATTGGGCGTTGTGGCTGATGTTTGTCCTGTGCCTAACAATCATAAGTTATCTTTCTCTGTTCACATGACTAAAAAAAATGCAGTGCAGGGCGAGTGCTGCGTGTACACGGAGAAAGACTTCCTCATGTGGAAAACTTGGATGTGGGCGCAGGGAATCTTGACCGGAGCGGGAGTGGTCGTGGTTGGAATATTTACGGGAGCATGGTAATGAATAAAGAACCGAAAGAAAGGAAGCCGGGCCTCTGCGGGTCATGCCAGATTACTGAGGGCGTGAAGCTAGTTTCCAAGGGTCGAGGCGGGAGGATCAAATCGTGGCGCTGCCAAGCGTGTCTGGAAAGAAAGCAACCGAGTTGGATTACGGGAAAATAACAAGGAACTGAAATGCCAAAGAGAAAGCAATCTAAAATGCAGCTAAGCACAGACGCGATGCCGTCATGGCTTTACCCCCCGAAGCTGATACCTCCAGACCAAAAGCACACCCGGTTCGTCAATTTGGGAATCAGCAAGGAGCAGATCGAACGGGACTACCAGCAGACCAGAATCCGAAGGTTGTGAGAAGCGACGTCGAACCTGAACCGAAACGGTTACAGCAACAAAAGGGTGCGGTTGTGAAATAGTTGCACGCGACCTCACGCTAGGTGCTACAGTCCTATTTCGGGGGCTGCATCGCAGTCGTTTGACTCGACGCGAGGGATTGATCTAGACAATCACGCGCAGCCCCCACCTTCCTACTCAAGGGACTGCGGGTAATGCCGAAAACCATCAAGGACGCGCCTAAGAGGCCCGCCAAGACACCCAAGCCCGCAGAGGGTAACGAGGGTAGCCTCGCGCCCAAAAAGAACCCTGTAGCGCCCAAGAAGACTGGACGCCCCTCAAAGTACGACCCTGAGATAGCACGCATCATCTGTGAGCAGTTGAGTGAGGGAATACCACTTAGACAGATATGTAGAGAGAACGAAGGCTTCCCTGCGTGGAGGACGGTTTACGATTGGATGGGGCGCGACGACGCTCTTTCCGCAGCCATCTCGCGTGCGAGGGATATTGGCTACGACGCCATCGCTGAGGAGTGCCTGTACATCGCGGACACGCAGACGATGACAGAGAGGGTGACTGAGGCTGAGAACCCCGCTACAGGGGCGCTGGTGCGCTCTGTGGTGCGTTCTGACGACGTCAACGCCCGCCGCTTGCAGGTAGAGACCCGTCTGAAGCTGCTGGCCAAGTTCCATCCCAGCAAGTACGGGGACAGGGTTGGCCTGCACGGGGTGGACGGGGCGGCACCAATCCTGACGGCGGATGCAAGGTCTGAAGCACTTTTCGACCTCATCCGCAACATGGAAATGACCAAGCGTGTTGGCTGAAACCACTGCCGGTAGTGGCAAGTCTCCCAAAACACGGGTTTTAACCGACACTGACACTACATCTAGTGGTTTAGGCCAGTTCCTTGATGCGGAGATGGCAAAGGCGTTCGACAGCCAGCCCTTGCACTCGCGCCTTGCGATACTGGCGCACACCAAATGGTTGGCGACCGCCCACCGTTATCAAGTCCCGCCGCCGCTTGAGCAGGACTACCTGATCTGGATGATGCTGGCAGGCCGGGGGGCGGGCAAGACCCGCAGCGCTGCTGAGGCTTTGTGGTGGTGGTGCTGGACGCACCCGGAGACGCGGGGACTGGTACTGGCCCCGACGTCTAACGACATCAAGCACACCTGCTTTGAGGGGCAGTCTGGCCTGCTGGCCTGCATCCCCAAGGATCTGGTCGTGGACTACAACAAGCAAGACCACCAGATCAGGCTGAGCAACGGATCCATCATCCGGGGGATCAGCGCCGACGCCTACGAGCGGCTGCGGGGGCCGCAGTTCCACTGGTGCTGGGCGGACGAACTCGCGGCCTTCCAGTACCTTGGCCCCGGAGAGGCGTGGGACATGATGATGATGGGCCTGCGGCTAGGCAAGCAACCGAGGGTCATTGTCACTACGACGCCGAGACCGAAAGACCTGATCCTCGACCTCGTCGGGCGGGAAGGCGACGATGTGGTGATCGACCGCGCCACCACGCACGACAACGCGGCCAACCTTGCGCCGACCTTCAAGCGGCAGTTGGAGCAGTACAAGGGGTCGAAGCTGTACGAGCAGGAGGTGATGGGCCAACTGGTCGATCTGGAGGACGGCAAGGTGGTGAGCCGCGAGATGTTCCAGTTGTGGCCAGCAGACAAGCCCTTCCCGCGCTTCGACTTCATCGTCCAGTCCTACGACTGCGCCTTCAGCGACAAGGAGTACAACGACCCGACGGCCATGACGACATGGGGCGCGTACAAGCCTCTGGACGGGCCTATGAGCGTGCTGCTCATCGACTGCTGGGCTGAGCATCTGTCCTTCCCCAAACTCAAGCCCAAGGTGCTGGAGGAGTGGAAGGTGTCGTATGGCGAGGGGAAGGACGCCAAGCGCCCTGACCTGATACTGGTCGAGGACAAGGCGGCGGGGATCTCCCTGATTCAGGAACTGCGTGCGGCCCACCTGCCTGTCAGGGGATACAACCCCGGCCACGCGGACAAGATGCAGCGCCTCCAGATCACGGCGTCGATCTTCGCGACCAAGCGGGTGTGGCTTCCGGAGAGCAGTGTCAGGAAGGGCTTCGTCAAGGACTGGTGCGAGGGCTTCCTGTCGCAGATCTGCGCGTTCCCGGACTCGACGCACGACGACTATGTGGATAGCGCAACGCAAGCGATTCGGTTACTGAAGGACATGGGCTTTCTCGACATCAATCCAGAGCCTCGTTATGATGATGACGAGGACTACGAATACACCCGCCCGAAGCGGGAGAACCCTTACACGGCGTGATGACATGAGCGCACTCGACAAAATAATCAAAGGTGGCTTGGGCACAATCAAGGCGGCTCGTCGCGCTGAATTGACACCGAGCGACAAGGCGTTGCCCTTGGTTCTGCCTCGCGCCCGTCTGTCGCCTGACTTCATTGACCAGCAAGCTGACCGCGTGGCTCGTCAGATGATTGGCGAACACGTTACTAGCGGAAAGCCCAAGGACACAAAGAACCTTGCTGGGCGGTCAATGAAGGAGAGCGAGCGGGTCAAGAAGCTGGACTACAAGCTGTCCCCCGTTGGCACGGTGGCGAAGGAAGTGCAGTACACCCCGCGCAAGGGCGATGTGACGGTAGCGTTTCCCGGCGACCAGACTGTGTCCAACAAGTTGCTGGAGGAGGTCAACGGGCTTCCAATCGACTCGGTGCAGGAGGGCGGTGCGTACTATGGATTGGGCCAGAAGCACCTTCCTGAGCCAGAATTCTGGAAGTCTACCGTTGGCCCCGCCAAAAACGTGCAGGGCAAGGTTGACCGCGTGTCGGAACTGTTTGAGCCTGAGCGCATCATTGGCAGTCACCTTGCGATGGGGCCGGTGTCCAACAACTTTGCCATGCACTTTGCTGACGCCAACCTGCGTGCGATTGATTGGCAAAATGTTAACCAAAAGAAACTCAACGTATTCGACAACATCATTGCTGGTGGGTACAAAGACTCCATAACGGGTGAGCGCGTGAGGTTCCCGAACTGGCCCGGTATAGCCAACCCAGAGGCCGCACTTGCTGCGATGAAAACCGACACCACCCTGCGCAAGTGGTTTAACAACCGCATGAAGACGCCAACGCTGACGCAGCCATTGGGACTGCCGAACGGGCTGGACATCCAGTACGCTATTACAGAGCCGCGCCTCCGCGACATGGAAATCAACATGACCGGGCTGATGACGGGCAAGCTAAAACCCGGCGCTCAAGTTGAGGCGGCAGGAACCCCGCACAACACTTACAGCCACCGCATCCTTGGCGAAGCTGAAGGCCCGCAAGAGGTGTTGACGCCCTTTGTAGTTGGCTTTCCTGACGCCGCGCAACACATCGCGACGACACAACGCCCATCTGACTTTACTGGGGCGATTCAGAAGGTCTTCCCTCACCAGTTGGTGGATGACCAATACATCGACGACGTCAACCGCTACCGCGACCGCATCAAAAAGTTAACGGGACAGAAGGATGGCGGGGTCGTAGAGGCCAGCGAAGAAGGTGGATCCGTCGATGACTTCGATGCTAGGGTGGGCAAGCTGATTGATCAACACCACTTCGACAACCGCCTGAATGACATGATTGATCAGCACATGGCTGGCGGTGGGATTGTTAAAGGCGTCAAGGCTGGCGTCAAGATGCTGTTTAACGATAACGTGCTGCCCGCGCCTGAAGCTGCGGCCAATCTCCAGAAGTTCCTTGAGCCGAGCAAAGCGCCGATGCGCCTGTATCACGGCACGACCGCTACTGAGGGCGGGAAAGGCGTTGAGGCCATCCGCCGCCTCAAGCCTAGCAAGGATGGTGCGTTGGGATCTGGAACGTACCTGACGCCCAGCACGGCCAACGCAAGCGGCTACAGCGGCTCGCCCAACGATGAGGCGATTGCCGCGATGCTGCGCAGCGATTACCAAGCTGACACGGGTCAGCAGTTCTTGCGCAACCGGCAGGCGGGCAACGTCCTCCCCGGCCAAGAGGGCGGCAATATGCTTCCCGTCTACGCCCAGATAAAGAACCCGCTGATCATTGACGGCTCACATGGCGACCCGATGGTTGAGGCGTTGACCAAGCTAGGGATGGATGAAGACAAAGCCCTCCGCATGGTTGAGAAGGCTTATGAGGACAAGGGCTACATTGGCAAGCAGGTTGAGTCCCGCGCCCGTGCCGCAGGCTATGACGGGCTGATGCAGTACCGTGACGGCGAGTTGTCTGAGGTGGTGTCCTACAACCCCAACGCAGTGAAGAGCGCGACGGGCAACGAGGGCACATACGACATCTATAACCCCGACTTGAGCAAGGCCGACGGTGGCCGTATTGCCAAGGGCGTGATTGGTGCATTGACCAAGGCCAAGGAGATGGCAAAGGCCAGCAAGGGCACGCAGGATGTGTTGCCTGCGGCAGAGCGTGATGCCAACCTTGCTAAGTTCCTTGAGCCAAGCAAGGTCAAGGATAGGCTGTATCACGGCACAAGAGCAAGAGAGAAGAACGGCGAGGCACTGCGTACACTGTCCGATGAAAATGCGCCGTACAGGGGTGGGCTAAAAACCTTCCTTACAACAAATCCAAAGTTTGCTTCAAGTTATGCGGAGGGCGAAGGCGCAAATGTTTTGCCTGTTCACGCGCAAATAAAAAACCCGTTTGACTTCAGAGATAAATTTTCTGGTTCAGAGGCTCGTTACTTTTGGCAAGACAATGGGGGTATAGATTCATTTGACGCAGACAAGATTAAGGATGGACTAGGTTTAAAGCCAAGCAGTGAATTAACTGAACAACAATTTGTTCGCGCCGTTGAAAAAGGGCATTGGCCCGCATTGGAAGCGCCTGAATTCGCTGATTGGCTGAGGGGGCAGGGGTACGATGCTATCGTTACAAAAGAAGGTGGCTCAATAAATTATGGTGTTTACGACTCGAACAAAATCAAATCCGCCATAGGCAACCAAGGCACTTACGACATCTCGCAGCCAGACCTCAGCAAGGCTCACGGCGGCTACGTTAACCAAGATGCCATGCAGATGGCTGTGATGAACAAGAGGGTTCAGCACAAACAGTTTGGCGGAATATCGAAGGCTGGCAAAGTAAGCAAATTGATGGCGGATATTTTGAAGTCGGAGGGCCGTTACGGAGCGAGTCGTTTAGAGCGTGCGGCTGACGAGATCCCCAACCTTGAGAAGATGTACCAACGAGAAGCGCTCATGCGGGCATTCTCTGGCGACAACGCCAAGGCGTTGATGACCATGAACCCCGAGGGCTTTGAAAGATACGCCGCAAAGTTGGACGTAAAAAACGCCCCATTAAAAGCCCTTGGGAAAAATGAAGTTCCTACTAAGTGGAATAGCTCAACCGAAGACTATGTGAGATCCCTGAGCGGCCTTCCCAAGGGATTTAATGACGTCCCATTCCTTATGATCGACAAGGCGGAGCAGGGACTGCCGCTGGTTCCGTACATCGCGGGGCATGAGGGTCGCCATCGCAATCGGGCGTTAGCAGAAAAGGGTGTGCAGTCTGGCCTTATCCAATTGCTTCCTCGCTCTGAGTTACGAGAAGGGTTCCCAAGGCGTTCGCAACAGGAATACATTGAGGCGCTCAAAAAAGAACTTGAGATGACCGGGAACAGAGTCACGCCTGAAGGTTATTCCGACGAGATCGGACGTCAATCAATTCTTTTGCCAGACATTTATGCGGACGGCGGCGCTGTCCACATGAAAGATGGCGGGACTGCCCCCCGTGACTTCAAGCCTGCTGAGACGCCAGAGCAAGAGATCATGCGTTATCTGCGGATGCTGCGGGTCAATGCGGCTGGCGGAGTTAGTCAGGGCGGAGCCAGCGTTGGCGGCAGGCTAGGTGTAGACATCCCGGTCAGCGAGAACGTATCGATTGAGCCTTATGTTCAGGGCTTTGCTGGCTTTGGGAAACCTCAAGGCGGGGGTGGCGCAAACATCAAGTTTCGTTTCGCCGACGGAGGGGTGGCTTCCGGGACTAACGCGGATATCCTTGACGTTATAGCGCAATCAAAAGCCCAGACTAGGCCGTCAACGGCAGCGTTGCTGCAATACGGCAATATGCCGCCCGAGAATCAGTTTGAGCGGGACTTCCGTGCCCGGTTAGTCAAAGAGCAGGCGGCGAGAGAGAACGCGGTGAAACGCGGATTTGGAACGTGGGTTCCAGAGATACCGGGGTTTCTTGGCGATCTTGCCGTCGATCTCCCGTACAACATTGCGCAGAGGGCGGCAGGTAGGCGCGGCGACAGCATCAAGCCGCTGGGCTTTGGCGAGGATGTCAGGCGAGTCGTTGGCCAAACTATGGGGACGGCTCCAGACCCGTTGGGCGAAACGGGGATGTCTGCGCCGCCAGACAAGATAAACGAAGCTGTAACAGATCTCTTGGAGATGGCGAACCCATTCAATTTGGCAAAGGTTGGAAGTCCTTTTTTTGCGTTGGGAGCGGCGGCAAGTGGTGCCAAGCAAATTGGAAAGGGCGCTGTTAGTGGCGCAAAGGCGCTAACCCCAACTGCCGCAAAGTTGTTTGAAGACTACATGATGAACACGGGCATGATGCTGCCTGTGGTCAAGAACAAGGGCGGCAACTTTCTGCCAGAAGGCACGAAGGCGCTTGATCAATTGAAGTCACGGGGGCCAACGGAATTTGACCGGGAATGGTTAATTCGTCATGCGGATCAAGACCCGATAGCAAGCGAGCGGGGATTGCAAGCCATCCCGCAAAACGAAGCCATCAACCAGTTCATCGACAAGCAGCTAACCCGCTACGTCAAGAACGAGATGGGCACGCCAGAAGATCCTATCAGGGCATTGGCTGAGAGGGGGACGCTGCACTTCGACGCGCCAACAGTTGCGCCGGGTAATTTTCTTGATATAAAACGACAAGAATTTGCTGCTGGCAATAATGAAAAATGGGGCTACGGAGAAAGCCAGTTAGCGCAGAACTGGGAAGATGCGTCTGACAAAATAATTAACAAACTGTCTGCGGGAGATTATCTAAAACAAAAACAAATTAGAAAAGAGTTCCTGCTTCATACGCCCGATGAGCCGGGAATGGAGTTCCTAAATAAAGTATCCCCCGACACTCCTCTGTATGGCATCAACAATTCTCCTTTGCCGGGGTTCTCACGCAATGACCCGTCCATTTCGACGCTGGGCTTCCCCCACCTGATTGATGAACTGCGCAACGCGACTAACCCGGCGTCTGGCCTGCCGCGAGAACTGATGCTCAAGCCCGAAGCGTTGGCTAGGCTGTCTGTCCCGCAGGCTGTAGAGCGGGTGGCCAAGATCAATGAGTGGAGGACGGGCAATATAAAGCAGGCTCGTCTTGCAGATGCGGCGAATACAGATGTTCACAAGGAATACAAAGACACAGGGATGCGCTGGGTGCTGTTGAACAAGCCGGGACAGTTCAAGGCAGAGTCTGACGCGATGGGCCACTCTGTCCGGGGCTACGAGCCTACAGAGGGCGGCGGTTCAAGCGGATATGGTCTGGGTGGCTGGGATGCAATTAAATCTGGCGATGCCAAGGTTTATTCCTTGCGTGACGCTAAGAATGAGCCTCATGCAACGATAGAGGTAGGGGTAGAAAATCCCACTCCTGCATTTAATAAACTTTCAGATGAAATGCAGAACGAACTTCACGACCGCGCTCACAAAATGCATCCTGAAATTGAGGGAGGTGGTTGGCCCCCTGATTTTGGAGATATTGGGTACGAAAAAACTATTTATAGTTTAATGCAAGAACCAAAATACCAACAAGCATTGCGTGATGCTCCCCCAGATATTCAAAAAATTACTCAAGTCAAAGGAAAGTCCAACCGCGCCCCCAACGAGGAGTACCTGCCCTATGTGCAGGACTTCGTGAAGTCAGGGAAGTGGAGTAGTGTAGGTGATCCTCAGAATGCTGGCCTACGCCGCTACGGGGACGTATTCAACGTCAACGAACAGCGCGGTATTGAGGCTACGGGAGAATATGTTCCTGATAACGAATGGCTGACTGGAGAAGACATCCAGCGGCTGCACAATGTAATTACGTCTGAAGGCAAGCGCCTGAAATACGATGCACGCGGCAACATCATTGGCGGAGATCCTGATTCTGGAATGAAGCACGGTGGCGCAGTGCGGATGGATGCGCGGGGAAATGCAATAAAGCTTGGCAAGGGTGGAAATGTTAAAAAGGTGATTAAGTCTGCTGGTGAGTATATTGATCCAGTCGCCACCAAGATATCTGATTGGGAATGGAGAGCCTTGCAGGACGTCAAGAAGGACGTTCCGATAACGATTGTGCCTGATTATGTGCAGGCTGGTTATGGACAGTTTATGAAGGATCAGGCGAAGAAGGCCGCTGCCGGTAGCCTCAATGATCGTGATCTGATGAAGGCTTATCTTATTACCCAGTCGAGTATTGGTCGCGGAGGGCTGTCCCATTCAACCGCCACCAAGACTGGCCTTAAGGTTCCCAACGCGCAAGAGGTAAGGCCAGAGGGCGCGTTCGCTACATGGCTTGGCTCGCCTGCTGGCCAACGGTATCTTGACGCCGCGCAGAAGGGGGAGATTGATCCCAAGTCTCTGGAAGATCTTCGCCAGAAGTTTGCTCCGTTTGGAAAGCAAAACCAACTGGTTGACCAGATGACAAACGCGGTCACAACAATTCCTTCAATGACGCCAGAATTAAATCTTGCAATCTCTGGAAATGCAAACGACTACAGGGACTTTGCTGAACGGTTGAAAGGGATTGCCGCCGCCAAGTCTGGCTTCATTGGATCCTTGCTTGGCCGAGGGGATCTGCCCACGTTCGATGCTCGCCAGATTGGGTTGCATACGAGCGGAATGCCCATGCCTACGGCTTCTGTTGGGCCAATGCTGAGTCGTGGCAAGGGTCTGGGTGGACGAGAGGCTGTAGACCGTCTTGCTGCGCGTCAAAAAAACATGGATCTAAAAATTGATCCTTCGCTTGATCCGCATTACCAACACCTGACCCACCATGCAATATGGGATGCGTTGGGCGGAGAAAAGACAACGCATCAGGATCTGATTGACGCCATGAAGAATTATGCAAAGGGCGGCGTTGTTAAGATGGATGCTGGCGGTCTTCTTGAGAAAGAACTGGAGGATGCACGCCGTCCTGCGACAGTCAATCCGTTGATGGCGCGAAAAGCTGAAGCAATTAAACAAAACGCACCAGCAGAAAATATGCTGACGCAATACGCCGAAACAATGCCGCAGAACTGGCAGCAGTTCGGGCAGAACATGGCGCAGGCGTACCCAACCCCTGCTACGGGCGGAACGCGGGATCAGATCATGGGCGCGGTTATGCAGGCGGCTATCAATGCGGGGCCGGGAATTACGAAGATGGTCGCTCCGCAAGAGCAAGCCTTGCGTCTAGCGCAGCAACGGGCAGCGTTGCCTGTAGAGCAGCACGGATTGGGACTGCCGCCGAATAACACCGCAGCGCAGAGGGCGGCGGCGATGGGTTTTGTTGAAAACTACGTTCACTCAACTAATAAACCTATTTCTAAAATAGAAGAAGGCGGCAAATTTTCTGGCATTTTTACGTTGCCGGACAGGTCTGCAAATTATGGAAATGTAGATATGCCGCTTGTAGTAAGAGGAAATATCGCATCGGATCGAGATTTAAGAAATTTGGTAAAAAATTCATCTAGGAAAGAGCAAAGAGCAATTAACCAAGAATTGCCTAAAAATCCATTAGACATTGCAGATGCAACTGTTGAAATGCAAAAGTTAAGAAATGAGTTGGCAAGAAAACATGGATATTCTGGGGTCATGCATGAGGATGAGTTTGGTGACACGGTTGCATTGGTATCTCCCGACAACATTCGCTCCCGCTTCGCTGCCTTCGACCCGTGGCGCAGGAACTCAGCATTAGCCGCCGCGCTAGGCGTAGCCGCGCCTGATTTGCTGGCAAAAGAAAAGAAAAAACGCGCAGGTGGGCTTGCCCTAACAAGAACTAGTTTGCGTCAACGCAAGCCTAACCAATTAGCGAGATAGTTATGGCACAACTTCCGATTGACCCAGAATCAGAACGTTTCATTGACGGCCTGAAAATGAATGAAGACGGCAGCGCTGAAGTAGACCTGTTGCCGGGAGAGGAGCCAGAAGTTGAAGAACTTCCGGACGGTTCCGCCGTAGTAAACATGGGCGACTTTAAGGGGCCAATGGACGACGAGGACTTCTACGCCAACTTGGCTGAGGAGTCGATTGGAATTGGCAAGCTAGAAAGTATGTCTATGCGTTATTTGGACTTGATTGACAAAGACAGGCAGGCGCGAGAGAAGCGCGATAAGCAGTACGAAGAGGGACTGCGTCGTACCGGGATGGGAGAGGATGCCCCCGGTGGCGCTATGTTCCAAGGTGCCAGCAAGGTTGTCCACCCCATGATGGCAGAAGCCTGCGTAGACTTTGCCGCTCGCGCCATCAAGGAGATGTTCCCGCCTGACGGGCCTGCCAAGACCAAGATTCTGGGTGATGTAACTGAAGAGAAGACTGAGGTTGCAGAGCGCAAGCGCGACTATATCAACTGGCAGTTGACCGAGCAGATAGAGGAGTTTCGCGACGAGCAAGAGCAGTTACTCACGCAGCTACCGCTTGGTGGCTCGCAGTTTATGAAGATGTGGTTTGACGAGAAAAAGAAACGCCCGTGCGCTGAATTCGTTTCTATCGACAACATCCTGCTCCCGTTTTCTGCCGCCAACTTCTATACCGCACAGCGCGTCACAGAGCAGCAAGACATCAGCGAGTTTGAGTTCAGGCAACGGATTAACCGTGGTCTGTACCGAGACATCACGTTCATCCGCGCCACAACGGAGCCAGAGCAGACCGCCTCCGAGAAGGCTAATGCCAAGATTGAGGGCAAGAAGTTTGAGGATAACGAAGATGGGCTTCGTCGCGTCTATCACATCTACACTTGGCTGGACTTAGACGACGACCCTATTACCAAGGGAGAGACCGCTCCATACGTCTTGATGATCGACGATTTGGAAAACAAGGTTATAGGCTTGTACCGCAACTGGGAAGAGGGCGACGAGACTATGACCAAGCTGGATTGGCTCATAGAGTTCAAATTCATACCTTGGCGGGGCGCTTACGCCATTGGGCTACCTCACCTTATTGGGGGGCTTGCCGCCGCCGCCACTGGCTCTCTGAGGGCTTTGCTGGACACCGCGCACATCAACAACAGCGCGACCATGCTGAAGCTGAAGGGGGCAAAGGTTTCTGGGCAGTCTCAAGAGATAGAAATTACGCAGGTAACCGAGATTGAGGGCGGGATTGGGGTTGACGACATCCGCAAGGTGGCAATGGCGCTTCCGTTCAATCCACCCTCCACGGTCTTGTTCTCGTTGTTGGGCTGGTTGACAGAAGCCGCCAAGGGTGTGGTGACCACCGCAGAGGAGAAGATTGCTGACGCCAAATCCACCATGCCTGTGGGCACGACGCAGGCGCTGATTGAGCAGGGCGCGGTAGTGTTCTCGGCTATTCACTCTCGCCTGCACGACAGCCAAAGACGAGTGTTGCAGGTTCTTGGGCGTATCAACCGCTGGTATCTGGATGACCAGCGCCGTGGTGACATTGTCGCGGAACTTCCCATCAAGCGCGAGGACTTCCGCCGCAACAGCGATGTGGTGCCTGTCAGCGACCCGCATATCTTTAGCGAGACCCAGCGCATCAGCCAGATGCAGTCGGTCATGCAGTTGGCGGCGCAGTTCCCGCAGATCTTTGACCAGCGTGCAGTGGTGAGTCGTATGCTCAAGCAGTTGAAGGTTCCTAACGTCAACGAACTGATGCCAAACACCGGCAAGCCCGCAGAGTTGAACGCGGCGGACGAGAACAGCGCGATGGCGTTGGGCCGTCCAGCCTTCGCGTATCCGCGCCAAGACCAGTTAGCGCACATCCAGACGCACCTGACGTTTGCGGTAGACCCGACGCTTGGATCCAACAAGCTGATTGCGCCGAAGTTTATCCCGCAGGTTCTGGAACATATCAAGCAGCACATGATGCTCTGGTACACCCAGCAGATGCAGACCTACGTTACGGCGGGGACTGACATCAGGCTAGGCAAGTACGAGGAGAGCAAGGTAGCCAAAGAAATCGACAAGGCAATTGCGGTTGCGGCTGACCATGTAAAGATGGACTCGCAGCAAGTGTTTCAGGGCGTATTGCCCGCGTTGGAGCATCTTGGCCAAGTCATGCAGCAATTCAAACCGCCCGCCCCGCCGATGGATGGAGAGTCGCAGGCTGTATTGCAGGCTTCGATGGCAGAGACCCAGCGCCGTTCCGCATCAGACCAAGCGCGGCTTGGCTTTGATCAGCAGAAGTTTGCAGCCCAGCAGATAAGCAAGGAAAAGGAATTGCAAGTCAAGGTGGCAATGAACGCCGAAGACAACCTTACGGAGGAGCGCATCAAGAGCGCGGAATTGATTTTAGACGAAGTTAAATTGCGCAAAGAGCAGGAAGAAACCGCAATCAAACTTAACCAAGAAGCACAACGTAAATTAGGAGAATGAAATGGCTGTAAATGACAAAGACCAGCAGTCGGAGCAAGTCAGGCAAAAGACCCGTATTGCCGCAGGCGCATGGGTAACGGGGCATGAACTGAAAGAGCAATCAACAGCGACTATGCCAAAGGCTAACAGCGACCACGGGAATTTCTCCCAAAACAAGGGGATTGAAAAGTCTAACGCATGAGGTATATCTCCGACATCATTAGCGCTGTAAAGGCGCGTCAAGCTGACATAGCAAAGGGTCTGGCGGAAGGCAATGCGTCAGACTTTTTGATCTATCAACGCTATGTCGGAGAATATCAAGGGCTTGAGGCTTCCCTTGTAATTATCAACAATCTTCTAAGGGAAGATGAAAATGAGTGAAAGCACGGTAGCGGGCAATTCCGCTGATTTAGAGGAAGCCTTTCCTCTTGTAGACCCCGGTGCAATTCCATTAGGCGCTCGCGTACTTGTACAAATGCGATTGGCTAAGAAGAAAATGACTGAATCCGGAATTATCCTGCCTGAAGAGACGCGAGATACCGAACGGGCGCAAAACCCCATAGGTAAGGTAGTGTCGATTGGCCCATTGGCGTTCAAGAAACGCGACTCAATGGAGCCGTGGGTTGAGGGCAGTTGGTGTGAAATTGGTGACTTCCTCCGAGTACCTAAATGGACTGGCGACCGCTGGACTGTGCGGCATGGAGAGGATGAACAAGTGGAATTTATGATTATGAACGACCACGAAGTCATCGCCAAAGTGACTGGCAATCCCCTTGATATGCGGGCATTCGTATGAGTGCCGAGCAGGAGGTTATTGTCATCCAAGAGGAAAAAGACGGCTCTGCGACTATTGAGTTGCCGTCAAGCATTCCTTCTCCGCAGGTTGAGGAGGAACACGGCTCAGATGAGGCCGATGAACGCGCCCGCGATGCGGAAATGGGGGCCGGTGGGGAGGTAGACGTCGATGCGGAGGCTCTTCGCGAGCAGAAGCGCCTAAAACGACACCGCCGAAAGGAGTACCACAAACAGGTCTCTAGCGAAAAAGACGTAAAACTCACCATTTTGGAGCGTCAAAACCAGCAATTACTTGAAAGATTGTCTGTTTTAGAGAAGAAAAGCTATGGATCCGACCTCGCCCGCTTAGACAAGGCGATGGAAGACCAAGAAACGAGGATTTTGTTCGCAAAACAGAAAATCAAAGAGGCTACAGAGACCGGAAACGGTGATTTGCTGACCTCTGCGCAAGAAATGTGGTTTGAGGCTCGTCGCCAGCACGAATCCCTAGATGACTTGAAGAAGCGCTCTGTTGCTCCCCAGCGTCAGAACACAATTCAGGCTCCAGACCCGCAATTGCAGCGCCATGCGAGTAATTGGATGGCAAACAATTCGTGGTATGACCCAAACGGCAGGGATCCGGACAGCAAGCGTGCGTTGATTGAAGACCAAATCCTCGCGGAAGAGAATTACGACCCAAAAACCGAAGAATATTGGGAAGAACTTGACAAACGCTTGCAAAGGGTGATACCGCATAGGTATACTGGTTACGCAGACGAGAAGCCGCGCTCTAGACCGAGAAATGCTGTAACAAGTTCAGGCCGCGAATACGCATCAACTAATGGTAGGGGTAATTCATTCACCCTTTCACCCGATCAGGTACGGGCCATGAAAGATGCGGGGATGTGGGATGACGCCGAGAAACGAGCGAAGATGATTCGACGCTACGCCTTGGAAGCAAAACAAAGTAACGGTCAAAGGGGTTAAAAATGGATTCTCGCTTAAAGAAATCACTGTCTTCGGGTGGCAGGGAAAATCGTGCTTTGGAAGATACAGCGCGTGCCGCACCAGAAGATAATTTTGTTTCATCCGATGAGCGTCGCAAGATGTGGAAGGATGAATGGACACAAAGTGCATTGCCTAAAGTCCCTGAAGTTAAGGGATGGCACCATTGCTGGTTATCGACAACCAACGGTTATGACAGCATAGATAAGCGGATTCGACTGGGGTACGTTCCCGTGAAAGCGGATGAGATGCCCTACATGGACAATAACCGCGTAAAGGCTGGAGAACACGAAGGTTATATTGCGTGCAATGAGATGCTCTTGTACAAAATCCCTGCGGATTTGTATCAAGATGTGATGGCTCATTTCCACCATGAGGCTCCGATGGAGGAGGCGGAAAAAATACGCCGCCAAGCGGAGAGTAATGTGGCTCGCGATAGCAGAGGTAAATCTCTGGGTCAGATAGAGGGCGAAGGTATAGGCGATATGGACAAACCGATTCCTGCTCCGCAATTTGCGGGGTAGGTTATTAAACGAAACAAAGGAGAAAGATTATGCCTTCGACATCTGCTCCGTTTGGCTTTCGCCCTGTCTTCCATCCCTCTGGGCTGGATCGGGCTATTGCACTCGCAAACGGTATTGCCAGTGGTTATGCCACTGGGATTCTCAAGAATCAACCCGTTGCCCTGAACTCCAGTGGTGTGCTAATTATTGCCACCGCAGGAAGCGCTTTTCAGGGCGTGTTTGCTGGCGTTGAGTACACTGACTCGTCTGGCCGTCGTCTGGTCAACAATCAGTTCCTCGCCAACACTGCCTTCCAAACTGGTTCGTGCGTAGCTTATTACTACAGCGACCCGCAGATCGTGTACGAAGTCCAAGCCGATGCGACTCTGGCTCAGACTTCTATTGGCGATCAGGCGAACATGAGCAACGCGACTGCCGGTAGCACCACCACTGGTCTGTCTGCGGCGACTCTTTCAAACTCGCTGGCAGGTAGTTCCGCCGTTGGGGATTTCCGAATCCTCGACATAGCCCCCTATGCAGATAATGCATGGGGTGACGCATTCCCGATTGTCCGCGTGCAAATCAGCCGCAGCCAATTCGTGGCAACCATTAACGCCATCTAAGGAGTCCAATCATGGCCGCACCAATGAGAAGTACGGACTTTAGGAGCATCGTTGAGCCTATCCTCAACGAATGTTTCGATGGAGTCTATGATCAGCGCACCGATGAATGGTCACGGGTTTTCCGTGAGCAAGAAGGTATCCCGCGTAACTACCACGAAGAGCCGGTGCTTTACGGCTTTGGTGCCGCACCGCAACTGCCTGACGGCACGCCGGTAACGTACCAGCAGGGTGGTGTTCTGTTCCTTCAGCGCTACGTCTACAACGTCTATGGTCTGGCGTTTGCTCTGACGAAAGTGCTGGTAGAGGACGGCGACCACATCCGTATCGGTCAGGTCTATGCGCGTCACTTGGCTCAGTCTCTCATTGAGACCAAAGAGACCCTGTCGGCGAACATCCTGAACCGTGCGTTCAACAGTTCCTATCCCGGTGGTGACGGCGTGGCACTCAACAGTGCCTCCCACCCTATCGTGAGCGGGACTTTCAGCAACCTGCTGTCCACCGCCGCGAACCTGTCCCAGACATCTCTTGAGCAGATGCTGATTCAGATCCGCCAAGCTGTGGACAACAACGGTAAGAAAATTCGCTTGGTTCCGAAGCAACTCGTTGTTGCTCCCGGTAATGTGTTCCAAGCGGAAGTTCTGCTGAAGTCGGTTCTGCGTGCAGGCACGGCAAACAACGACATCAACCCGGTCAAGTCGATTGGCCTGCTTGATGAAGGTGCTGCTGTTCTGTCGCGTCTGACCTCGCCCACCGCATTCTGGGTGCAGACTGACGCTCCGGAAGGCATGAAGCTGCTGATGCGTCGTAAGCTGGAGAAGACGATGGAAGGCGACTTTGAGACGGACTCCATGCGCTACAAGGCTACGGAGCGTTACCAAGTTGGCTTTACCGACCCGCGTGCCATGTACGGTACTGCTGGCGTTTAAGCAAGCCGGGGTTGGGGTAAAACCCAGCCCCATTTTTTAGATGTTTGGTCAAACTTTTCAAGGAGCAGACCATGCCTCAGTTTTCAGATGACCTGTATCTGGGCACCGCCCAGAGTTATATGGGGGTTGGCAACAATCCCGTCAGCGCAACGATCACTGGCTCAATAGCCACGACCACCCTCACGGTTACCGCCCTGCTGTCAGGCGATACGATTCAACTCAATCAGTTTGTCACTGGGACGAGCGTAACCGCAGGAACTTACATTACGGCGTTTGGTACGGGTGTTGGCGGCATTGGCACTTACACCGTTAGCGCCTCCTCGACCGCGACCAGCACCACGCTCTATCTGTCTGGTAATGCGGCGATTAGCGACCCGTCCTCCATGGATGTGGGAATCGGCCCTCTGGGTCGTGTTTATGTGTTTGACGTTATCCCCGAAGTCAAATCGACCACCAATATTGCTACGGCAAGCGTCTACACCTCCACTGTCACTCTGACCGCTGGTGCTGGGACGCAGTCTGTGGTGCGTGCTGATGGCACTACGGTTGTCCAGTTGGATTGTCCGCGTGCAGTCTCGACCACTACCGGTGCGGGTTCTCCGACCACCCGGAACGTCACCATCTCTGGCTACGACTACTACGGTCAAGTTATGAGCGAAGTGATTGCTACTGGTGCGGTTGCTTCGACCACCGTGAACGGCAAGAAGGCGTTCTTCCAGATCAGTGGAATCACGATTTCTGGCAGTCCCGTAGTCACGGTTGCTGTTGGGGCGACTGACATCATTGGTCTTCCCGTTCGCGTGATTGACCGTGGGTATGCCGTCAAAGTGGGCTGGGACAATACTCTGGCAGCGGACACTGGCACTTTGGTCGTGGCGGCTACTGCAACAGCCACTACCACTACTGGTGATGTGCGCGGGACGTATGTTCCTTCTAGCGCGACTGATGGTCAAAAGCGGCTGGTTATGAACATCTCCCTCCCGGCGTTGGCTGTTGGGCCGAATGCAACCCGTCTTGGCGCTCTTGGCGTCACGCAGGCATAAGGAGAAAATCATGGGTCAGTTCAAGCCAATGGTGAAGATGGAAACCACCGAGCCTTCAGTTATTCTGAAACTCGCGAAAGGTGGTTACGTCAACATGAAGAAGGGCGGCAAGGCCGAGTCTGGTCACAAGAAGATGGCCAGTGGCGGCATGGGTGCCTTGAGCATGATGTCTGACACGCCCGCTCTTGTGGGCCGTCCTGCTGTCAATGCGCCTGTCCGTGCCCCCGGACGCCCTTCCATGTCGATGCGCCGCAAGGCAATGATGGCTAAGGCTCCCGCCGTTATGCCTTCTATGCCCCCGATGAAAAAAGGTGGCAAGGCTGAAGGCGGAAAGATGGACGAGTCGCAAGACAAGGCCATGATCAAGAAAGCCTTCAAGCAGCACGACACGCAAGAGCATAAAGGCGGCAAAGGCACCAAGCTGGCCCTCAAGAAGGGCGGCAAGATGGCCACAGGCGGTGTAGTTAAAGGCCAAGGTGGTTACAAGAAGGGTGGCAAGATTAAGAAAATGGCCGAAGGTGGCGGGTTGCTAGGGGTGCTTGGCGTGGACGACCCTATCGCAGGAGAACCCCCCGGAATTAGGACTCCCAGTTATGGCGGAGGAGGTGGTGGCGGTGATGCAGGGGCTGGCCTTGGGCAGGTCAATCTAGGCGCGGGAACGATTGGCAGGGCTTTGAGTACAGCGGCTCAGGCAATCGGCGGCGGTGGTGGGCAAAACCCCGGCCTCCCCCCTTCTTCCGCTCTTGGTTCTGGGATGAAAAAAGGTGGCTCCGCAAAAAAAGCCTACGCCACGGGGGGAAGTGTTAATTCAGGCCGTCCCGTGGCGATGCCTCAAGGCGCTAAAAAGCCATCGTCTCCCGTAAGCATCAATCAACTTTCTGGTACTTTCAAAAAGGGTGGAAAGGTTAAGCGGATGAATGATGGTGGTGATGCTCAGTCCAAAAAAGAGACAAAAGGCTACAAAGGCACTTACGCCACTCAGGAAGCTGAAAATATAGCTGATCGTGAGGCCATGAATCCTTTTAATATTGTCAAAGACCTTTATGGAAAAGCGCGTGATGCAGTTCGCGGGCAAGGCTCTGTTTCCGACAAGGAACACAGTATTTTTTCTGATATAGAAAAAGGTTTGCCGTCTCCCGCAAAGGGTCAAGGTTCTGTTACGAAAACCGAAAGGTCTGTAACGGTATCGCCAGCAGGAAAGAAACGCGGCGGAATGGCTAATTGCTGAAATAAGGCGGGGGCTTCGGCCCCTGTCTTTTTAGGAGAATGATTATGGCTGATGCAGTCGCATCCCAAATTTTGCTTGATGGTGAACGTCTTGCCATTATGAAATTTACGAACACTAGCGATGGCACTGGGGAGACTAACGTTGCCAAGGTTACGCCAGCTTCTTTGACCGCTTCTAATGCAGGCGGCGCTTGTGATGCGGTAACTATTACCAAGGTCACTGCCCTGACGCACGGCATGGAAGTAATTCTGAAGTGGAAAGCCAGTACGCCTGTTGTGATTGAAACCATTCCTCCAAACAATTCTTACACGCAAGATTTTTCTGCAATTGGTGGATTGACCAACAACTCAGGAGCAGGCAAAGATGGGGTGATCACTTTCACTACTTTGGACGCAAGTGCTGGTGATACATATACGGTGGTTTTGGAAATGGTCAAACACTACGTCAACCCAACATCCTAATCATGCCAAGCAAATCCCCTTCTCAGCATCGTTTGATGGCTGCGGTCGCAAATAACCCTGCGTTCGCCAAGAAGGTTGGAATTCCTGCCAAGGTGGGGAAAGAGTTTGTCCGCGCTGATAAAAAGATGGATAAAGGCGGAGGTGTAAATGCTGCTGGTAACTACACAAAGCCTGAGATGCGTAAGCGTATTGTTTCTCAGGTCAAGTCAGAAGCTACACATGGAACGGCAGCAGGGCAATGGAGCGCGAGAAAAGCACAGCTAGTAGCCAAGCGCTATAAAGAAAAAGGCGGGGGGTACAGAGATTGAAGGCCCCCCAGCAGTCCCTTAAAGACTGGGGAGACCAGAAATGGCGTACAAAGTCTGGTAAGCCGTCGTCCCAAACGGGAGAGAGATACCTGCCAGAGAAGGCAATTAAAGCCCTCAGCCCGCAGGAATACGCTGCGACGACAAAGGCTAAACGGCAGGGAAAGTCAGCGGGGAAACAGTTTGTGGCTCAACCCAAAAGCATTGCAAAGAAAACAGCCAAGTACAGGTTTTGACTATGGCAAAAAATAACTCACCAGTAACTCGCTCATTAGCCAAGAAGTTAAAGGGCGGTGGCGTGTCTCTTGCTGTTGGTAGGGGTGAAAAACTTCCAACAAAGCAGGGTGCAGGGCTTACGCAAAAGGGTCGAGACAAATACAATAGGGAGACGGGGAGTAACTTGAAGGCTCCACAACCCCAAGGCGGGTCGCGGAAGGATTCTTTTTGCGCCCGTATGTCTGGTGTGGTTGAACATTCAAAAGGGGACGCGCCAAGGGCAAAAGCGTCTTTGAGGCGCTGGAACTGCCCCGGTTGGTAAAAGGACGGGTATGTCATATTCTGGTGACTATGGGCAGACAGTAATCAATGTGCAGACATTGATTGACCACGGTGCGAGACGCTGTGGAAAACTTGCGGAAGAACTTACTTCTGAGCAAGTCCTTTCTGCGAGGCAGTCGCTATACTTTCTTCTGTCCAACCTAATCAATCGCGGCATCCAGTATTGGGCTATCGACAAAGAGGTAATAGGGCTTCAGGCGAACAAATACCGCTACACGCTGCCTGCGGGTGCGGTTGACGCATTAAACGTGTTGTACCGCACTATGAACCGCCCCACGGGGACGTATACCTCGTCTGCTGGCGGAACTATCGCAAATCTCTACGATAACGACGTTGACACCTTTACCCAACAGGCGTCGGCAAACGGGAGTTTCACGGTAAATTACGGGACGTCAAACCCCATCTATGCGGGTTCTATTGGCTTCCTGCCCTACATTGCTGGCGGTGGGACAGGAACTTGGAATATTGCGCTCCAATACTCGTCTGACGGGGTGACGTACACCACGTTGCAGAACCTTGGAGCCGTTTCGGTTGCGGACAATACATGGGTGTGGACGGATATAGACCCCGGTCAAAACGTCGCTTTCTACCGAATTGTTGCCTCTGGTGGCACTACTCTAGCCCTTCGCGAGTGGTATATCGGCAATAACAGCACTGAGGTGATGATGTCTCGCCTGAACCGCGACGACTACACCAATTTGCCTAACAAGAACTTTACCGCAAACCAACCGTTTCAGTTTTGGTTCGACCGCACCATTCCAGAACCAACGCTGTACCTTTGGCCTGCTCCGAGCGACCCGTTTGTGCAGATGACTGTTTGGTACTCAAGTCAAATCATGGATGTTGGTGCGTTGACGAATGAACTGCAAATCCCGCAGCGCTGGTATGAGGCAACGGTGATGATGTTGGCGCATAGAATGAGCCTTGAATTGCCCCAAGTCCCGATGGACAGGGTTGGCTATCTAGAAAAGATGGCTGAGAAGTACCTGTACGAGGCCGAGCAAGAAGAGCGCGACAAGTCGCCGATTTACTTTGCCCCCAACATTTCAGTTTACACAAGATAATGCCTACGTTCTTAGACACCAGAGGACTAGCGTCGTTGGCTATCGGGATTTGCGACCGATGCAAAATGAAGCGCACCTTTGTGTCTTTGGGTATTGATCCAAACTTCCCCGGCTTGCGGGTGTGTGATCAAGGGTGCAAGGACAATTTAGATCCATATCGGTTGCCTGCTCGCAAGACTGAGCGCATCAACCTTCGATTCGCTAGGCCCGATGTCAGTGTTGCTGTTGACCCAGACGCTCTAATTACGGGGCCGTATCAAAATTATGAGATATCCCCAGAAAATAATCAGGACACGCCCTCCAACAATGGCAATCTTGACAACCTGAGTCCATAACGTGGCCAATGTAACTATTACGCAATTGCCGTCTGCTGGGGCGATTACTGGCACAGAATTAGTCCCGATTGTGCAGGGCGGGGTGACCGTCCAGACAACAGCCGCCGCGCTTGCTGGGTCGCCGGTACAGACGCAAACCTTCTTGACGTTAAATCAGGAGGCCACACTAGCAAACAGCCGTAGGCTGTCCGCAGGGACGGGTGTAGGGCTTACGGATGGCGGGGCGCAGTCAACCCTACAGGTAACCCTCAACGCAGCGTCTGGGAGCCTAGAAGCGGCTGGGACGGGCATGATTGCCAAGACCGCCAGCAACACGGTTGCGGCAAGGACGATGACGTCGTCTACCGCTGGGCTGTCTGTCACCAACGGGGACGGGGTTGCGGGTGCGCCTGCTTTTGCGTTGACTGGGGTTGCTTTGGCGGTTGCCGGGGCGACTGGGACAGGGGTTCTGGCTCTTAACAGTTCTTCGACCATTGCGACCAGAATAATACTTGGAACGGCGAGCCAGATTGACGTTACGGACGGAAACTTTGTAAATTCGCCAGTTATTGCGATTTCCAGCGACCCGACTGTTCCCGGTTCAGGCGGGATAGTTATCCCGGTTGGAACCACTGGGCAACGTGGGGCGAGTACTAACGGCACGCTGCGTTATAACACCACCACGGCGACATTTGAGGGTTACGCAAACAGTGCTTGGGGGGCGATAACCACCGGGACTGGCGTTACCTCTGTGGCCACAGGGACGGGGCTTACGGGTGGCCCCATCACCTCAACGGGCACAATCGCGATTGATTCGACTGTTGTGACGTTGACGGGCACGCAGACGCTGACCAACAAGACGCTAACCAGCCCAGTTTTAACGGCCCCAGCCTTGGGGACGCCAGCCTCTGGATTGATGACTAACGTAACTGGGTTGCCTCTGACGACTGGGATTACCGGGAATCTGCCTGTAGGTAATTTGAATAGCGGCACCTCTGCATCTGCCTCTACATTCTGGCGCGGCGACGGTGTTTGGGCTACCCCTCCTGACGTTGATACCGGCATCACCCAACTCACCGGAATGGTTACGGCGGGGCCGGGGAACGGTAGCCAAGTCGCTACGGTGGTGACCAACGCAAACCTAACGGGTGGCGTTACGTCAGTTGGCAATGCCGCCACAGTGATTACCAACGCCAACTTGACTGGCCCAATCACATCAGTCGGCAACGCGACCTCTGTAGCCGCCCAGACAGGTACGGGTTCTACGTTCGTCATGCAGGCCAGCCCTACGCTGACCACGCCGAATATTGGTACGCCCTCTGCTGGCCTTCTAACCAACGCAACTGGTCTGCCTCTAACCACCGGGGTTACGGGTGTTCTGCCAATTGCAAACGGCGGGACGAACAGCACGGCCACTGCCACCGCTGGCGGATCCGCGTATGGAACTGGAACGGCTTTTGCGTTCACTGCGGCAGGAACTGCTGGGCAGGTATTAACTTCAGCAGGTGCATCTGCGCCTGTTTGGTCAGGAATATCAGGCGGAACTTTTTAGGAAACTATCATGAGTCAAGCGGGCTATACACCTATATCTCTGTACTATTCAGCCACTGGCGCTGCTGTTCCTTCTGCGGGGAACCTTGTCGCTGGCGAGTTGGCGCTAAATACAAACGACGGGAAACTGTATTACAAGAACAGTTCTGGCGTTGTGACCTTGTTGGCTGGGGCAACTGCTGGGCCAGCGGGAGGGTCTACCACGCAGGTTCAATACAACAATGCGGGTGTATTGGCGGGCATTACTGGAGCCACAACCAACGGTACAGCGTTGACGCTTGTTGCCCCAGTTCTAGGCACACCTGCATCCGGAATCGTCACCAACCTGACCGGCACGGCCAGCATCAACATCAACGGAACGGTTGGGGCAACCACTACTAATACTGGCGCGTTCACAACGCTCAGTGCGTCCGGCACCGCTACGATGGCGGCGATCAACGCCTCTGGCACGGTAGCAATGGCAGGTGCGGCTACGGTTGGGACGACTTTGGGCGTGACGGGCACCAGCACGATGGCGGCGATCAATGCGAGTGGGAGCGTAACCCTTAGCGGCACCAGCTTCTTTCGTTCTCCGACTACCAGCAACACACCCGGCACGTTTAACTTTTACATGGCAGCCTCAGGAATCCGCGAAGGCACCGCTGGCGATGTCAACATCGACACCTATAACGGTGGGTGGGGTTCTCGTCTGGCTATCTCTCAAGCAGGTGCCGTAACCATACCCGGCACCCTCGGCGTGACGGGGGCGGCGACATTTGGTGCTGGGTCAGCTACCGATGTTGTCATAACGTCCTTGAGCAGCTTTGCTACTTACAACGCCCTTTCAATAAACGGGGCAAGTTCTCTTGTGACAATGGTAGGTTGGTACGGTGGCGCAACGGGAGTGACCGACCTATACGCCAATGTGCCAACTGGCGGCTCACACTATATGGGCTTTGCCGGAAGCACCGGCGAATTTAGGCTGCAATCAACAGGGCTGACCCTTGGCGGCACCCTCGGCGTAGGCGACATAACCACTAACGGAAACAACAAAGGGCTGTATTTCAACGGAACGCGCAACGGGATTCTTGGCAGCAATGCTGCTGACACCGTATCAATTGCTGCGGCTAATGCAAACGTTGCTGTGTTTTCTGCGGCGGCAACTTCGTTAACCGGCACCCTCGGCTTGAGTGGTCTGCTCAATATAACGACCAACAACATTTACATGACGCAGAAAGATAGTGGCGGAACGCAACGCGCCATTATGGGTCTTGGTAATGACAACAACTTGTATATCGGCGACCTAGGCACTTTCGGTGGCGGCATCAAGTTTGGTGCGAACGGCCTGTATGCAATGACGCTGAGTTCCGGAGGGGCTTTGAGCGTAACAAAAACAACGGCTGGTGACGTTCTGGTACTGACAAACGGCGGGGCCACTCCCAAGCCGATGTACTTCTATTCTGATGCATCCACGATGTCGATGGGTACGTCTGCATCACAGGGCGGCTCACTACTCGCTTTCGTTAGCACTACATCAGCACAGATAAATATCTCTGGTGGCTCTGTACAGTCGTGGACTACTGCTGGAACGAGCGTAACCGGCACCCTCGGCGTGACGGGGGCGGCAACAATAGGCGCAGCATCTGCGGGTGTTGGCACGTTGACAATAAATCACGCAACACAGCCAACCATCTACCTCGCAAAAACCAATGCAACCGCAACGACTTGGCAGATATACAACAACGGCAACTTACAGTTTTACGATGGCACGAACACGCCGCTTTATTTTACCGGGGCGGATTCTGTTTTTGGTGGTTCGATAAAGGCAAACGGGACAGGTACATTTATTAGCGGAATTGCACTTGGCACAAGTTCGGTTCAAGGATCAGTTGTTTACTTTGGTAGCTCGGTTGTGTCGGCAGGAGCCGGTACATATCCGCTCAAATGGAATAGCAGTACAGGTATCGTTACATACGATACTTCTTCTCGCCTTGTAAAAGAAAACATCGAAGATTCGCCGTATGGTTTGGCAGAAGTGTTGCAACTTAAACCACGCAAATACTATCGTACCGATGACCAACGCAATGAAATTGGTTTGGTGGCTGATGAAGTTCAAGTGGTACTTCCTGAGTTTGTGCCTTTAGTTCCAAAAAGTTTATTTACAAAAGATGAGGCTGATATAGAAATGATTGCTGGTGGCGTCTACTACGACAAGTTGACTTCCGTTCTTGTCAAAGCTATCCAAGAACTCGCCGCCAAATTCCAAGATTACAAAAACTCCCACCCATAAGGAAACAACGTGAGCGAAGAACTGAAAACCGACCCGCAGGACATTGTGCAAGCCGTCCAGATGCAGCGGGACACGGCCCTGAATGAGGTCGTGCATCTCCGTGCGTTGCTGGCTGCGGCGGGGCGCAGGATTGATGAACTGGTTAAAGCTGAAGTCAAAGAAGAATGATGGCTACCGCCGCCGAATTGGATGTTCGTCTAACTTCTCATGAGGCGGTGTGTGAACTGCGCTACGACACCATCAACGCCCGGTTAAAGAGGATTGAGCATATTGGCTTTACCGTTGCGGGGTTCATCATTGCCTTGCTCATTCATCTTGTCTTGAAGGTTTAACCATGAAAAAGCTGCTTCTCCTTTTGCTGCTGCCAGCCAACGTATTTGCCACAGAACTGATGATCTGTAATGGCGAATATGCGCTCTGCGCTGCGTCTGGCTCCACACCTACTGGCAAGACGATAACGGTGAAGGGCAAAGTGTTTCAAGAGGGGATGGCAGTCTGCCCTGTT